TTTAAACCGTTACTGAAAACTTATAAAAGGTTATAAACTTTTATGTTTCATTCCTACTTCAACGAGTATGCTTTTGCACTGTCGAAACAGATACTACTCACAAGTTCTTGTACTCTCCATAGGCGTAAATTCCTGACTAACGTATCAGTACATATCTGTAATAACTTTAAAGTGTTATGCTACAGATTCCTTCAAAGCATTCTCTCCATATCTTTTAAGATTCAAAGCTGCTTGAAAATCTCTGTCGATTACATTTCCACATTCACATTTGTAAATACGGTCTGATAACTTTAAATCTTTTTTGATGCTTCCACAACAACTACATAATTTAGAACTTGGAAAAAATCTGTCTGCAATGATTACTGGAATATTATTCCATGCTGACTTATATTCAATCTGTCGTCTAAATTCATAAAATCCCTGTTGTTGCACCACTTTGGATAAATGCCTATTCTTCATCATTCCACTAACATTCAAATCTTCAATACAAATAAATCTTGGTTTTCGATTTACAATTTCAGATGTAGTCTGATTTAAATAGTTCTTACGGATATTTGTTAGTCTATGATTTAATGTTAATAAAAGTTTTTCTTTTTTGATTACATTATTCGTTTTACAGTAACTTTCTCCTTTCTTATTTTTCTCGTATGAACGAGATATGCTACGCTGTAATCTGCGTTTTTGTTTCTCTAGTTTCCTAACTTTTTGAGTTTTATTAATGTTCTTATATTTATTACTATCAGAACATATTGCCAAGTCTTTAACTCCCAAATCTATTCTAATACCGTCATTAGATGGAATAGCAGTAGAATCTTCGTATTCAATGCCTACTGTAATCCACCAATTTATTCCATCATATTTAATATGAGGGTTCCTGTATTTACAATCCGTAGGTATTCGATTATTTTCCGCAAGTCTAATCCAATTTATTTTCTGCTTATTCTTCTTTTTGGAAGTAGCAAATCCCTCAACTTTTACATGAGTATCTGAAAATTGAATTTTCACATTATCCTGATAAAAGGATGGTGTAGAAAATTTTCGACTTTTGAATTTAGAAAATTTTGAATATTTTTTGAAAAATCTCCTATATGCATTACAGGCATCTTTAATCGCTTGTTTTGTTACATTATTTGAAACTTCATTTAACCAAGAATATTCCTCTGTTTTCTTTAATCGTGTAAATTCTTTTCTCAAATCACCATCAGATAGGAACTTACCACCATTTTTATAGTTTTCTTTTTCTCTTCCTAAAGCCCAATTATAAGCAAATCTGGCAGTATTGGCATATCGAAAGAGTTTTGTCTTTTGTTTATTATTTGGAATCAGCATTACTCGAATTGTTTTTATCATCTTTTTCACCATCATCGTCTATAAGTTCTTTTACAAGTTTTCTTTAACTAATGTTTCCCTTCCTCCGAGACGCATATTCACTTGATTAATTATTAATTTGCGAGGGATTATATCTATCGTATATTCCCCTATAATTTCGTATAATTCTTTTTTAGTCTCTGTATTATAGGAAAAGCTACCCCGACTAAGGTTGATTAGTCGCCATTTTCCATCATACATAATCAAATAAGCAATCGTTTCTTTTGTTTCTTCACATATTGTAAACAAGACGTCTCCTGGTTCTATATTTTGAAAGCGTTCTTCCATAAACTTCTCCTTTGTTTTCAATATTCCAAAACAATTTTACATTTCTTTTTGTAATTCTGTGTCAATTAAGAAATGCCTTTTGCAACTTGAGCCCTTGCATTGATACAATAAATTTCTTATTTTTGTATTTTGTCCAATTGGAAATTGTCTCTTGCCGCAATAAGGGCACTGTATCCAATATTTTTTTATTTTTTTGTCAGCTTCATCATCTGGTATTTTAAATCCTTTAATTATCAACATTCCATTTCCTTCTTTTTGGGTCGATTGTGTAAAACCACTTTTATTTGCCCCTTAACCGCGACGTCTCCATTTTCATTAAAATATTTTTCAAATTCAATATACGGCATTAACTCATCGGACAAATTTCGTACAACACATTTTTGGGCATAGTCAATAGCCTCCGCGTCATATTCAAAATCGCGAACAATATTTTCCCCTGCCAGAGTTAAAATTTTACATTCTCTCGATTCCAAAATAGGCTGCCGAAGCATTGGGCGAGCGATTTTTTTCAGTCTTTCATTCTCTTTTTTTATTCTTTTATATTTTTGTCTAAGATTCATTGCTTTTCCTTCTTTCAACAAAATTATTTATATCCTATCAATCGCAGCCTCTTTTCGTTCGTAATACTCTTCTTTAGATATTTCAATCCAGCTACCCTCTTCGTCACCTTCTGGTTCTCTGAAGAATCTATTTATTTCAATTCTCTCTTGATTGCCATCCTCTGTTTTTATGGCATAGAACACGCCAACAGTATCAAAATCGCCGTTCTTTTTGTCTGTTAAGAAATCCTCGCAATAAACCTTGATTGGTCTACCAGGCATATAAGGCATTGTTATAGGAAACATCTCATCAATGATTCTCCTAACCAGCCCAGAAGAATACGTATTGTTTGAATCGTGAATGCTGACACAGTACGAATGGTCAACATCACTGTATTTGATAGTTCCATCAGCATAGATATCCTTAAATAACGAACTCATTCGCTTACATTGATATACTTCCGGGCCATCTTTAGGTCTATGACATTTTTCCCAAATATCATCTGTATCTTCGATTGGCGTTAATGGCTGTCCATCAATGAGACGATTAAGGATACTTTGGGTCATCGTTATGCTAAATCCAGAATGTTTATCTTCACATAAACTTTCAAAAGCTTTTAATGCACTCTCATAACAAGCGCAGCCATAATCAAACTCTCCTTCTTTTCTATTTGGATTTTCTTTCTTGCAGGCAATTTCAACCTCTCTTTTTGCTCAATCTAACATGTTACTCATACTTATCTCCTTTCAAATATCAACGCCCATCTTCTGAGCGAACTCTTTAATCTGTTCCATAGTTAACCATTCAGGTTTATCGCCATCTGGGAAACTATTCCAAATATAAATCATGGTTTGAATCTGCTCTTTCTCACTATCCGCCCAAAGGCAATTAGCTGACCCTCCAACTCGCAAGTAGAAATCACAATCTTGTCTTAATTTGTCCAATAACATATAACGGAATTTCGGTTCTTTCTTAGACCAGTCTTCCATTGTTAATCGTCTCCTTTTAGTGGGCATTAATTCTTTTCGATCTTCATACATGGCTAATTTCTGTATTGCATTATCAAGGACTTCGTACCTGCTGAATTTACTCCACTCTGCGTCCGAACCATAAAGTAAATATGCTTTATCACAATTACGATACGTTAGCCTATCTAAGTTTTGTAGGTCATGGCGTACATTTGGGCGTTCCCATTCTTGATTGCATTTTCCGATATAAGCAACTGCCCGTTTATATAACCAGCTTTTTAAACTCATAGAATCTCCTTTCTTAAATCACACCCAACAACTCCTTAGTCGTTATTTAATATAGTAACAAATTTTATCATTTTTCTTCCCTATAAATAATTCCAGTGGATTAATCTTTTTTAATACCACCGGAACTCTTTATAATGCTAACGTTTTATTTACTAATTTGAAGAGGGATTTAACATTTAAGAAAAGGGTAATTTATGATAATATGCCGCTAGAATAACATAGTCGCATAAATATCATAAATAGAAGTGGTAGGAATCGAACCCACTACACGCTGGATATAAGCCAGATGCTCTACCAATGAGCTACACTTCCATAAATATCCACTCAGTCAAGATGCATGGTTTTTGAAATTTATTGATAATTAACTAAAACGGTTTCTTTGTAAAAATGTAAGCCACATACATTAGACATAAGGAGGTACTATTGTCACTGAGCGGATAAACGAGACCAGCTGGATTCGAACCAGCAAAATGCAGGAGTCAAAGTCCTGTGCCTTACCGTTTGGCGATGGCCCCAAGAGCGACTATTCGCCGCTATATTTTTTTAGAAAATTGAATTGTCCGGATAACTTCTCTCGGAATGGTAATAGTCCCTTGCTCTGTTTCTAGTCGAAAAAGTTCCGTTTCTTTATCGTAACAATATCCTGAATTGCCATGAAGCAAATATACTTCTGTTTCTCCTGTAATAAATTTGATTTCTACCATTTTTACCTCATCCATATACACGCTATTGAAAGCGTATATCCCAAAATACATAAAGCCAAAAAGAAATTTACTAAACTGAAAATCTTTCCTTCATTATTTTTTACAGTAGAGATTAATCCCATAATGTGAAACACGATATCCCAACTACATAAACAGGTTACAATTATTTTAAAACAGAGCATTTAATCACCCATTATCCTTTCTAAGATTCTTTCAGCTAACTCTTTTGTGTCTCTTAAATGCTGTTCTTTGAGAACGGATTCTATACTACATTTAAACGCTTTATAAAATCCTTCCCTCTTTAAAAGTTCTTCACGAATTGTCTTTACAGCCCTTGAAATTTTATTTTCTTTGATATTTCCCAGCTTTCTTCCGCAAAACGGACAATTATAAATACGGATTCCTCTCGAACCAGAAAACTTCTTGTGATTATAAAATAAGAACCAGCGCCCTCTGGAAAGTTTTTTTAAAAACCATTTGTCTTCGTCATTTATAAGAATGTCGCATTCTCCATTACTTTTTATTTCTTGGCATTTGCATTTCTCATTTTTCATTTTTTGATCTTTCTCCCTTTCTGCATAGCTTTTACGTTGGGATAATTTAAGGGTAAATGAATCAATGGTTCCGCGAATGTATCTTTTATTGCTTTTAAATCCTCGTTACAAACAAGAGTCGCTTCTGAGCTATATATTTTTTGAAGCTCAACTGTTTTGCTGATGTACCACTCAGCCCTCCTTAAATACTCTTCGCGTTGCTGTTTAGCAAACATATCGTGATACTTCCGTGCATTGCACCGGCAAAAATTAATAGCCCTATGTATCCCAAATATGATTACCATTGCATCTATACATTTATTATCACAATCTATATTAAATTCCGAATAATTCATATCATTGGTCATATTTAAATAAGCGTTTTAAATTTTTGTTGGGATTTTATTGATTCTGAAAGTGTTTTTGTAATCTGATGTGTTTTTGATGATGGCTGAGATGCATATGATGCTCGCATATAAAAGACCCCTTTTTGTTTTTTGGGAGCTCGGAAAGGTCACTGGCGGCTGGGGTGGCTTTCGCTTAGACCCCTACCCCAGAAGCTATTACATTCCCTTTTATTCCCATTTTCAACTATTCGTTAAACATAAGTTTTGCGAATAGTTAAGCTGTATTTGATATACATATTGCACAAAATGTAAAGGCTGTTTTGTATATATTTATATATCTAATCTTTAACCGCTTTATTGTGTCTATTGTTTGTGGTATAGTTCTTATTGTCTGACTATTCGGCTATAATTCCGGTGGCTCTGGAGCTGGTAGATCTGCATATGCCGCATATTTTGCCGCTATTTGCTCCCTTGTTTCATCCGGCAGCGCTTCTGTATTGGCCGTCTGAATAGGCGCCGTCTCTGCCATTCCGTAGTTTGCTTTTGCTATAAATATTAAATTAGCATTAGCACCAGCCTGATTGTGCAGCCTGTCGATTGTGAAACCTTTGCAGGTGTCTAACCACATTTTGACGGTTTGTTTATATATATTACTCATCTTAGCGTTATTATGATAATTATTAGATATCACTGTATTATTTAATCCTGTTAATATACAAAACATATTAATTGTTGGCAATCTATTATACTTAACACATAACCTTATATATATATTAAATATTTCATTTAACAATTCAATATCATTCTTATCTGGTTTAGTTATATTATTTTTTATATAAAATAACATATCATTAAAATTATCTCTTACAATCTCTTTGTAATTATCATCGCCAGGTATAATATTTAAGGTGTTTGTTATATACTCATCAGCATAATAAAATATATCATGTTCGTACACCTCAACCCCCTGGGCTTCCGTTGTATTGTCCTTCATCTTCTCACCACACTTTCATGCGTTAAATCAATACAGAATGATATATAAATAATATATATTTATTCAAGATATTCGTTCCCTTATTCCCGGCATCCTGCACACGCTCCCGCTGTTCCTTCTTTCTCACGATCCAGAAAAAAGAAAAGCGCTAGAGTTTTATTATTTATAATCTCTAACGCTTTTTGTAATCATTTATTAAATTATCTACAATCTATCATAATTATTTTTTTATGTCAAGTATTAT